GATAAGCGGGGCGCAGTTGCGCCATCGCTATCCTTATGAATTGGTCTCTCATTTCTCTTTGGTGTTAAAGGTTATACCATTTTGTTGGGTTCAACGATATGGTGTTAAAGGTTAGTATTCCAATAGTACTCACACTTGCCGTTCTTGATTGGTACCTCAAAAAAGAACGACTGATACATTCCTGTTGTTGCGGTAAAGCGGTAGCAGGTTTCTTTGAGGGCGCAGCCCTCTCCTGTGCATTTGGTGATGTCGGTCATAACGTGCCTACTATGGTGTATGAGTCCAAGTCCTCCCCTAATATAAAGAACTGCTTGTACAATTCTATGGCCTCAAGGGTCTTGCGTTCTCCCTCTGCCACAAACTCCGGACTCACAGAGTAGATCCCTATATCCAGACTCGCCTTGTCAATAGCGACAAAAAAGAACTTATCAATCGGCACTCCAAAGAGTCGGGTGTAGATAAACGCTTGGACATCGTAGCCGTATTTCTTTGCGGAGTAAGGGAATGCTCGTAGGTCGGTTGTTGTTTTTAAGTCAGCCAAGAATCCATCTGCGTAGATGTCAGCCTTTGCCCTAAAGGGCAGGCCTCCAATCATACCAATTTTTGGTACTTCAAACTCGCATCCTGTGATAAGACCCAGTACGTTCTCGTTGCGCAGGAGCGCATCGGATATCCTCTGGGCTTCGTTATACTCCTTCCGGGTGCAAAGGTTACGCTTGCCCTTCGCATCCTGCCAAGCCTTTGCGTTCTTGCTCTGGACTTCGATCACCTCATAGTCCGCTACCTTGTGAGGCTCAAGAGCCATCAAGTGTACCAAGCGACCTACTGCAAAAGCATCGGAGTCCTCGCTTCCGTATTTAGTAACGTAGTGGTAGGTCTTGGGTGATGTCAGTAGCAGCTTGCAAGCACTGGAGGATAGGGCATTCTTTCCCAGATCTCCGTAGTAGAATTGGTCATCCTGCATCTTGTCGAGGATAGTCTGCATATCCCAAGTGCTGCCATCCAGTAATTCTATTATTTTCATTTTGTTTCTGTTTTGAATGTTGCTGCATACCAATCCTCGAACGGAACACCAAGCGGAGCATCGTGGTAGGCGAAGCGTAGGTGTACCTGCTCGATTGTTTCGATATCCTTTAGGATTGATTCAGACAGACCACAGGTTGTCATCTCTCGGAGCAGTTGGGAGATAGTTTCGTATTTCATTTTTCGGCAAATTTTTTAATCATATATTCTTCGTATCGACTGCAGTAGTGTTTCATTGCATCGTAGTAATCTTCGTGCATCGGGAAGTCAATCATAAATTCCTCTATGCCATCCGCACCAGCTCTAAAGCCATTAAAGTATAGCATTACTGCAAGTTGGTCTGCATTGTACCCGTAAGATAATATATCTCCGGGCTCTATGTATATCATTTCTTTGTTCATTCCTCGGATGCTACTTGGGTTGCCCAGTTCATCCACTTAGCGTAGATGTCTTTATCCAGGCCCGGAACGTCTCGGTAAATAGACGTAGTAGGGTAGGCGGTGGTATTGGTATAGCCATCCTCGTTATACGATTCCTCTACGTAGGTAATTTGCATCTCGTACTCGTAGAAGTCAGCAACGTGAACAAAGCCAAGCCACTTAGCGAGGATCTCATCGCTATTCTTTTCATCCGGATCGTAATCCTCCAGAGCATCCCAGTAGGATTGTGGGAGTAGGTCGGCTTGCTCGAGCCAGAACTTTAGGTCGTTGTATGTAAAGATCATTTTATAAGCTAATTAGAAATTCAACAAAAGCAAGGCTACCGATAAGGGTAAAGATAATCGCAGCAGAGGCGATTGTCTTGGCGATAAGAACTTTTAGATTATGCATTTTCGTTAAGTGTTTCGTTAAGTAATTCCTCCAGATCTAAATTCTCATTAGCAAATTCATACAGGGATATGTATGCAAGTTGAGCAAGGTTCGTTACCGGGCCAAATTCCATCTTGTCCCACTCGTTACAGGGAGCAAGCTCCTTGCAGATATCCCAGCAAGCATTGTAGTAAATGACATCGTTGTCTATGTCATTCTGCAGCTTCTCGCAAACCTCTCCGTAGTCTGGAGTATTGCCATTAGCCCATTCCGTTACGATATATTCCTTTAGGGATTCCTTTTGCTCTTTGAGCCATTGATATTTATTAAACATTGCGATTGGTTTTTAGATTGTTGATTTTTTATTAACTGATGCGGACAATAATTCCCTTTGACTCTTCATCTCTGTTTGACTTGAAGTATAGGCTATCACCTTTAGATAATTTCAAAATATCTTCTGTGATCATATTAAGAGCATAAACAAATTCCCAGTCGCAGCCATCTTCTATTTTGTTGTTAAACAACTGATCAAAAGTATAAGCGTGAGTATTAACTGACGTGCTTTGAACTACAACAATGCTGTAAGAGATGTTTGAGATAGTGGAGTTTTTCATAACGATTGGTTTTTAATTATACCCAAATATAATACAACTTTTTGAATTACCAACAATTCAATAAAAAAATAAATAAAAAAAAGAGGGCTACTGCCCCCCCTTCATAGTCTTGTAAAACAAGCACTTGTCTTTTGGAACTCGATAGAACTCATCCAGCCCGTTCCTTTCGTTGGTGTTTATAGTCTGCAGCTCTCGGTACTCTTCCTTGTATATCTCAAAACTATGCGCCAGAAGCAGAGCCTCCGTCTCTCCGCAAACGATCACGTACCAGAAGTCCCCGTATTTCTTTTTTCTACCCAAGAAGCTCACGGTATCAAACTTAAAAGAATCCGCATCCGAGAACGGGTACTTATGCTTTACCTCTACCTCGAAGCCAACCTCTTTACCAGCCTTGCTATCGTAAGCCAATATATCAACCTTGTAATCCTCGATCACCTTATCCACAATCGTGAACCTATTGCCGTGGGAGGTAAGCCATCGCATAACGACCTCTTTGCCCCAGTCATCGTTACGATCATAGGATGCTTGGACAAACTTCCGGGCGTTATACTTCATAAGCCGTATGTAGCTCCGTGAGGTTCTTGATCCATTTAGCCCAGAGTTTAGGGCTGCAGGTACACGGAACTACGAACTTATGCCTAAAGACCCTTGCGTGGATCTCCGCTATCCTCACCCTCTGAACGTGGGTAAGCTGATGCGCTCCTATGACCGACCCGATAAGGTCGTACTCATCCTTAGTCAAGCACTCCGGATTGTTAATCGGGAACATCTTATTGAGCTTTGCCTTACGAGCATCGCATCCGCAGTCCACCCCCGTGGCTTCGCTGAACCAATCTACCGCAGCTTTGATCCCCGTAGCGGTAGTGATTGACTCCACTACATCACCCAAGCCCTTCGGCTTCCTTCCACGCTTTGTAGCTGGGCTCTGTTCGTTGCTTGATTTCATCTTTTGCTATTTTTAGGGTGTTGCGTAATGAGTCTCTGGATATAGTGGTGCCCCGAGCGAGGCTGCTCACGGAATGCTCAAGGCTTAGTTTGAGTACTTCCTTATCATACCAGCGTAAGGTTTCGACTTGATCGTTTAAGGTACTAAGTAAATCCTCATACCGGGCATCCAATTCGTAGGGGTATTGCTCGTCTGTTGCTTGCAGCCACTCATCGAGTTCCGTGATATCCCCGAAGCTGATCTTCTGAAATTTCTTTTTTGCGGTCGATAGTTTAATGCACAGGTTTACGCAAGCCCGGTAAACAAAAAAAAAGTTTACCTTGCCGTCTTGAGCAAAGTGAGTCTTGCCCTCTGCCTCCAGAAGCAGGAGCCTTAAAAATACTTCCTGCACCACATCTTCTGCCAGTTCAAAATCCCCGGCATAGCCTTTAATAAAGTTCGCTAACTTGTAGCGGTTCTCTATGTAAAAGGCAGCGATCACCAGACAAGCTCTACGATTATGACAAATAGAGCAAACTGCAGCTCGTGTTGTAAGTCTTCGCCATCTTGATCTGTGGTCGAGGCGTAGTTTACGCCAAGCAGCAATCCAGTAAGAGGCCAAATGTTTACGTTAAAACTCATCGAATGTTTTCTTTAGGGTTATGTACAATTCTTTGTACTTAGATAACTCCATCACGACCTCGTTGAGTTTATTTAACTCCTGCTGCATCGAATCATAGTCGGGCTTGTCAACCCACGCCATAGGGTTATCCTCCAGAACTCCGCAGGCTACCTTAAAGTAATGCTGATAATCTCCGTAGATTAACCGGGACTGGTGCATCCTTACGGCATAGGCTACGCTGCTATGGTCTTTGTTTATTGCCTCCCCCAGTTCGTGAAGCGTAGCGTGGTTCCGGAATGCGGATACGAATGCTGCACGGGCGGTTGATTCTTTATGCGCTCTACTTCCATTGTCTTGGAATCCCAGACGGGCATAGTATTGCTCTTTACTTACTTTTAGTTGGCGTATTTCGAAGGGTCTCATTTGCATTTACAGAGTTTTGCTCTGCCCTCTTTATGATTGGTTATTATTTTACTGATTGGCATAGTGTAGTGCTTATGGTCTTTAAGTCTTTTAAACTTCATCTCACTCGCCCACTCCACTAATTTGTCATCCCGGTCTTGGATTATTGTGTAGTCGATTACCAGATAGTCCACCCCATCGACTGCAAAGCACTCGTACTTCTGGAAGGGGCTGAGTATCTGTTTCAAAGCTGATCTTCGATTATGCCTTGCAGGCGTTGTATCTCGTATATCATTTGCTCCGCATCCACCCGGAGTTTTGAGTTCGCCAAGTACATCTCGTTCATCTTGCCCTCGGTGAACTGGCGGTAGTCTATGAACTGCTGCAGGAGTAGGTCTGCATAATGGCAGCTCATAACGTGGTGGAGCAGGTCATCCTGTACCTCTCTGCCGTTTGCTTTGTCTGCTGCTTGCTTCGCCAGCCACATCGCAGTCCCTGCAAGCATCAACTGCTTCTCCCGGATATACAGGTCGTGGCTATCGTCAGAAGGGTACATCGCTCGCAGGTGTTTCATCTGTTTTTATCGGGAGCAAGTTACGGCCATTTATGCAAAAGCCCACGTTACCCAGAATGCTCTGTAAAACTAAGGGTGTTTCGAGGGGCGTGATGCGTCCTCCAGACTCCATCTCCTTGATCTTGCGTACGTGGATATGCGTGTAGATCCAATCTGTTTCGTGAGCAGCGAACCGATGTATCACGATTACGCAGTCGCTGCGGTTGCCCCACTTGCCCCCACCTTCAATGTCCGAGGTATTGGGAGGCATCGCCATCCCTTCATACGGGTGGCCTTTATAGAATACCTTGCGCATTGCCTCTGTTACAGGGTGAGCGTTTACGATTGTCGTTACGTTATTCTTGTGAGCGAATACCCGGAGCGCAGAGGCTACCTCGTAATGGTATTCGTGCATCCCAGTCTTGCCTAATTTCTTTTGATCCGTGGATAGGGAGTTGTATGGATCGATAAGTGCCCCGGTATAGTTCCATTCGTTCTTAATAGAATCCATAACCTCCAGAAGTTCAAAGGCGGTGAATAGCCTGTTGCCATCTATGAACTGGAAGTACTCGTTAATAAAATCCAGCTTCCGGAACATCATCCCTTCATCTATTCCTTGGATTGGTTTGCACACTAAGAACTCAATCAGCTTTCGCTTGAGGCTGGGCACTTCGTTCTCTGCCGAATAGATCAGCCACTTCTTGCCGAAGTTATACGACTGCAGCAGCATAAGGTAAAGGAGCGTATGGGTCTTGCCTACGTTAGCGTGGCCGACCACGACTACGAACTCCCCATCTTTAAGCCTCAGCCATTGATCTACTTCATAGACTCCGAGCTTTCCGGTGTCGTAGTACTTTCCTTTGAGTGCTCTCTGGAGGTAGGGTAACGAAGATTCGTTAGGTAGTAGGTCTGGATGTATCATTATTTCTGATTGGTGTACAAATATAGAAAAATAATCGACATAAAAAAACCCCTCCGTAGAGGGGCTTCACGTAACGGCCATTAAAAAACCAATCAGAAAGGGTCGTTACGATTTGCGAAATGCTCGGTATGTGAGGCAGGGGCTGCGCTCTGACCAGTCATCCAAGCGTTAAAGGTCTCTGCATTAGCGAGGATCGTGTTCACATCGTGCTTGGCAGCACAAGCATACTCCACCGCAGCCTTTAGAGCAACCTGTCGGATGATAGAAGCGGAACGATCATCGTTGCCTTTTGGGGCAGCAGATGGTGTGTATCCACCTCCAAAAGAGTTAGGGCGTTGGATTTTCACCGTGCCCTTTTCATTTTTGGTGTACTCTACCTCATCGCCTACATTGTAGGGAGGGGTTTGTGATTTGGCAAAGGCAGTACCGAAGTCGCCATTGTCGAACCTCACCTCTAATTTGAAGAGATCCTGCCATTGCCCTGTTGGGGTGATTGAAATAATTTTTGACATAGTATAGATTGGTTTTAGATAAATAGAATTGCTTGCTGCTCCAGAACCTCGATACGAGCTTGAAGCTCTGCTACCTTGTTTTGGAGTGCTTGGATTTGTGCTTGTTGCACTTGCACCATTTCGGTGTAAACGTCTGCTGAAAAAGATAAAGTCATAACTGATTGGTTTTAAGTTCCAGACAAAGATACAAATTATTTTGTTACCACCAAACCCGTGAACGTAATCTCTGCGGTGTCCTTTGGAATTGTTGTATCGTGTACAAGCTTCAAGGAATGCACATATTTGCGGGAGTCATCCTTTACCCCTCCCCAAGTCTTAAAAGCATCCAGAGCAAACTTCACCGCCATAATCGCATTGTCAATATCGTAGCGGTAGTTTACCTTGCAATGGATGTGGACATCCTTTATCTCTTGCAGGTCGTGCTTCTCAAGCTGCGACATCACCTCTTTAGATGCCAACTCCTTTGCTTTCACTCGGGCAGTCCAATGCTTAGATGCATAAAATGCATTTAGGCTCGGCACTTTGCCGACTACGATCTTGTAGCTCAGTTGTCCGGGATCAAGTATCCGCATTGGATGGCGAAGTGCAGGTCTATCTTGGCAATCTCACCGAGTAGTTCCTGCTCTTTATATTTAGCCTGTTGGCGTGAGTTGTAATCGGATTCGCAGTTAGCCATCAGCGTAGCGCATTCCTCTAAGATGAAGTCTATCTTCCTACGTTTGGCAGGGTTAGTATAGTACTGCATACTTGCCTGTTGTTGTTTGGCTTCCTTCGCTCTCTGATCGTTGCTCATTTTGGCGTTCAAGTTCAAATTGTAGGTGAGCGATTGCCTTCCGGATATCGTCACAGATAGGGTTATGTGGTTTCTTGCCTGCTCTCATTAGGTAGGTTAGAGCAGTACCCAGATTGTAATTATCGGGTTGGAAGTCCATCACAACATCCTTCGCCTCTATCTTCAACGTCTTGCCGATGTAGTACTTTGGTGTCATTGGTCAAAGGTACATCGTCCCAATAAATAAAAATATGATCATTCACTATTTAGAATCATTACAAATTTGCAAGAGTACTTGCGTATCTCATTTTTATTTTGTTTTTTTTACAAGTTAAGTTACTTGAGTAGTTAAGTTAGTTAGTTAATCAACTATTAACTTGACTTTAGTTAGTAGTTAATCAACTTACAACTTGTCCAACTAACTTAAAAGAAAAAGAAACTTAATAAAGAAAAAGAATAGAATCTTTGATTTGCGGGCTTCAAATGCCTCAAGGTATAGAACTATACCCTTTCGCATATAAAGTTCCTTAAAACGGATGTAATGCCCCTCTATGGGTATAATTACTCCAGTAGTTTATCTATCCAACGCTTAACGAAGTACGCAGCGACCAAAACAAGGGCAAGCATCGTTAGCCCACCTTCGAGAGTCCAACCCCTTTGCTTCCTCTCCTTTGTTAGGATCTTGGTTTGCGTTACCCGGATGGTGTCTGGTAAGCACGTAGCCTCAACGTATACCTTTCGATCGATGTACTGGAGCTGCAGCCGAACCTTGTCTTGGTAGATGGTCGTGTCCTTGTAGAGTTCCAGCGTGTCGGTTAGGTATTTTGTCTGCGTGACAATCACCGTGTCCCTTACAACTACACTCTCGAGGACTGGTTTCACAGAAGCGCAACTGCTAAGAACCGCAAGAGTCGCAGCCATCGGGATTATCCACATTGCAAGTCGGTTGGGGTTTAGTTTCGAGTTCATTGAGCCAGTTATCAAAAGTTGAGGTACTTGGTTTTGCCATTATGCTTGACTGCTTTGAGGATTTGTTTTCGGTTCTTGCTACTTACATAACTCACGTGAACCCAACTTGGAGCATTGTCCGTACCGAACTCCCAGATAAGCTGGTCAAAATCTAAATTGTCCTTAATCCAATTAAAAAGCACCTCGTTACCTCCATCAAACTTTAGGTCGGCAGCTTGTCCTTGCGTATGCTGCGAGGTCTTTGCTCCCCCTACTTTGGCATTGACCGCAGGGCTGCGGTACGCACTCGTTACTTTGAGCGCACCTAATGCATCTCTCGCAGGTTGTAAGACGTTTTCTGCAAGGCTACGGAGGTTTCCCTCCAAGTGCTTGGGTAAAGCGTTAGGAAGCCCTGTTTTTGTAGCGGTCAGTTCTGCGAGGCTAAAGTTCTTTGTCATCGCCCTTGACTTGCGTAAGGCTTCTTGTAGTTCTTGCTTGCCTTGTTGCTGCTTGCACTCTTTGAATGCTTGCCTCGCTTCTTGCTTTTGCTGATATGTCTACTTACCGCCTGTTGCTTTGCCATCTTGAGGGTCTTTGAAAAACATAAGTGCGAACGCACCTACCATGAACGCACTCATCTCCGTGAGCGTTGCTTTCTCGTAAAACACCAAAACAAAACAAAGGCCGATGATTATCAGCCCAAGTAGAGTAGTCTTCGGATTGCCGAAGATGCGCTCAATTAGCACCTTTGTCCTTCAGATAATCCCTGCGCCACTTCCACAGGGTGTAGCCCAATGAGGCAACAAGCACCGCAAGACCGAAGGCTTGGTGAACGTAACTTACAAGCAGCCCTGTGCCTGTAAGAGACCAAGACGTTAGAACGCTATCGGCTGACTCCTTTGTCATTGCTCAACAGGAGGTACTGGCGGTTGGCAGTACGCTGCATCGGGGTTCGCTACGCAATACTCCGTTGCGTATGCTTGCTCCCATCCAGCGAAGATGTGAACTCCGCAAGGCGAAGGCCATACGACATAAGCAGCAAACGAAGTAACCAGAGGCTCCGCATTCCATAGGATGTCAACTGCGTACTTTGGTGACGTTACCTCACACACTTTATTGCCTTCGGCATCGGTTCCCCATTGGGTGCAAAGATGCCCGAGTTCTACTACCGCAGTAACTAATTCGGGGTTGTAGTAGGTGTACGTTTCGGGGTCGGTACCCGTTAACTCAATCTTTGCTTTAGCCGTAGCCCATTGGGTAGGCGTGAACTCGTATTTTAAGAATTTCATCGTGTGTTGAATTATGCGGTTAGTTCGGCAAGTTGGGCGTTGGTTAGACGGGTCGGGAATAAAAGCACTTGTGCGGTCTTTCCAGAGGTTGACCCCAGCGGAGTATTACCTAAAGTAATTCTACTTAATGAAGCGGGAATACTGCACGAAGTATCGGTCGTTGATACTTGCACTCCGTCAACAAAAAACGCTGAATTGTTATTTGCATAACCTATTGCCATTTTGAAGGTACCAGTAGTTTTGCTCACACTAAATGTTGCTTGAACTACTGCGCCAACAACAATAACTGCAACAAGCGAACCCGTTTCTCCTTTAGCTAAATAAATAGAATTGTCGTAAGTGCTTCCGTTGTCAATGGTAAAGATTTGCTCATTACCGCTTGCACTTTGAATGTCAATTTGGATTTCCCAAAAGATAGTACCTTCGGTTTGTCCGATAAGAGCCGAAGCCGAAGTCTTTTCCGCCTTGTCAACAACCCTTGTAACGCTCGCTCCCAATGTGGGGATGTACGAGGTGGCGTAGGCTCCCGCTTCAATAGTGGCTCCGTAAACATAAACGTTTGTAGATAGCGTGTTGCTCTCACCACGAATAGCCGTGTTTGAGGTTACGATATTGAATAGAAAAGTATTGCTATTGGTAGTGGAAACTGCCGCTGCGGTCATTGAGCAGCGATACCAGCCATTGCCATAGTTAACTATCGAAGCGGTAGTTGAGGCACCTACGTCACCAACAACGCCAGTGGCAACGTTAAAGTTTGCGTAGGTTGTGGCTGCATAAAGGGAACCCGAACCAACAAACTGAACAAAATTATTTGTGCCAGCCTTTACAAAAATTGAGGTAGTGTATGTATTCCCAACTGAGAGTGTGATTACTCCAGTTGAACGAAGTTGGTGTTCGTTGTTTGTTCCGTCAGCAGTTAAGGTGTCAGCATTTGTAAAACCATCGGGCGATACAATGCTATTGGCGGTTATGCTCGCTTGTAGTTTAGTCCAAGCCGCATTATCAAACTGCTCCGAGTACGTCACTAAATTACTCCGCTGTGGCTCCAGCAACAAGCGAGGGCAAGTAGACCCCAAATAATCCAAACGGGGTAAACCGCTAACGGGGCCAACTGATACCGCTGCGCTGGTGGTGGCGATGTAGTCTGTTGCTACTCCGTTCTCAAACTGACTTTCGTAAATAAAAATGTTACCCGTTGCGCCAGTTACCGAAGCATCAGTATCAGAGATATATAATTCAATAACACCCGAAGCAGATAAGTTAGTTGACGTTACCGAGCAGCGAAACCATCCAGAGCCAAGCGAAACAATAGACCCAACCCCATTGCTTTGTGAGCCAACGACTCCAGTATTAAGATTAAAATATACAACATTATTTGTCGTTCCATCATAAACATTTATAGTTATAAAATTAGCAGTTCCCTTTTTAGCTGAAATGCTAAATGTTTGTTCGCTCGCAGCCGTTGTAATGGTTTGCTCAATACGACCAGTTGTGCCCGATTTAGAAAGCAACCAAGCCGAATTACCACTATCTGGGTCTGATTGTCCGCTGGTCACGGTTGCGCCCGGGCCAGCGCTAACCCAAGCCGCAGCATTAAACGTATTGCTTTGCAGCAAGAGGTTAGTCCGCACCTTTTCAATTAGGCCGTTACTTGCCACACGGGTGGCGCTTGAGGCACGGCTGAAGGTTAGGTCGCCCGTACCATCGGTCGGCTTAACCGAGTAAACCTTTTGGTCTTTGTATCCCGAAGGAATCATTACCAAGCTGGCGGAATCAAATGTACTCATTAGTTCAAAATAAATAGTTGGTCAATTAAGCAGTCCTCTCCCTCCAATGTTGCTCCGTCATCGGTCATACGCTGAATATACGTATCAAAAATATCATAGTAGGTGTCCTCACCCAAGTCCTGCAAGGCAGCAGTCAAGCAATCATAGCCCTCAAACGTGCCTCCATCATTCAGCACCCGAGTCTCAAACTGCTCCACGATCTCATTAGCAGGAGCGAAGCACGGAGGGGCTGACTGATTCTGGATAGACAAAGTAGTCTCATCCACTTGACCAAACCAAGTAGAGCAGTACACTACTCCCCACGATATAAAATTGCTCACTTTTTTTTGCTTAAAAATACCCGGAGCTTCTGGATGTTGCTCCTTTTGATTCCGTACCTATTCATAAATACCATCCGTGAAATGATTGCCCATCCGTAGGATACATCTCCCCGTTCTGGTTAGCGTAGTACTCCGGAGTAAGGTTGCCGTAAAAAGTCAAGTAATTGACCAAACGCCTGCCGTAATGCTCTGCCGTATCTCGCTCCTTCTGGATCAAATACTCCAACTCGCTCTTGTCGATGCTCTCGCTATTCTCGCTCTGTTTCTTAAATACTCCCCCGTTGCTTACTTTGTAAGTCAAAAACGGAAGCAGCTCCACCATCGTGTAATGTACCAGTACATCCTGCACGTAGTCATTCATCAAGGTTAGGTAGTTGCCCGTGAGGGTATTTGCCAGCACATCGTTCTTTAGTTTATCGTACAACGCAGTCCCGAGCAACGCTTGGATATGTATGTCCTGCGAGGTCTTGATATACTGCACCATCTGATCCCGATCTACGTTACCGGATATAGCGGTACGCTTTACGATATCATCGGGTGAAACAAAGAGAGCGTATGCCATATTTAATAAACCCGATTGCTCGGATATTGCGACTATTTGGGTATCCCTTTACTCTGAGCGTAAGCAGGAGTATAGCCTTGGTAGTCCGAATCGATAGGTGCGATAGCGACCTCCTTTGGGTTCTTGGGTAGCTTGAATCCTTGACGTACCGCTTCGTTTACGTTAATGATAGTCGTGCCATTCAAAGTGCCCCCTCCATAGATCTCGCCATCCTTCGTGAGTTTCTTGCGATATACCCTACGTTCCCAGCGATGGTAGCAGTTAGCCCCACCCTTGTACAACCAAACGCTGTAAGAGGCTCCCTGCGCTTCTGCGCCCCCGTTAGAGCTTAGTTCCTTGATGTCCTCCATCCGATATACTCTCTTAGCAGCGATAAGGCTACGGCATAGGGTTCTGCTTGGGCCCGGATTGCGGTTTTTATTTGCAATAGCGCCAACGGCATAGAAGTAACGTACCTTATATCTATTCGAATCTTGCTCGCTGGGATCCTGCGCTACAAGTTCAGTACGTGAGTTTAGGTATGCCTCGACATCGTATTCATCTTCCTCGCTATCGACTATCTCAGAATCGACCATATCATAGTCGCTAAGCAGTTCCTCTTCGCTCTCTCCGATATTTTGAAGCTTTGCTACCAGTTCAGCAGCAAGCTCCTCCATCAGAAAAGGGAGGCCATCCCTTCCCCCCTTTTGCGATTTCATCTGCGTAATAACGGCAGAAGAGTTACCCACGAAAAGAGCCTGCGCTACCTGTGGGTCAAATTGTAGCATCTGGACTAAGAACGTAATCGCTTGGTCTTGCGTAAGCACTCCCTCCGTGACGGCTCTCATAATATCCAGAGAGCTTGCGATCTGCGCTCCGTTGTAGGATGCATCTTTTTTGATAAGATCCTCCGATGCCTCGCTTACATCTGCAACCGGAGCCCCTTCAATAACTACCTCATCGCCCACCTCTTTGACATCAGCAAACTCCGCAGGAGTCAATGACCTAAAGTAAAGGTCAAGGCTTACTTTGTTATACGCAAGAATCATATCGATACCAGCAGCGATCTGCTCCTGCTTAGGTCGGATCACCGTGTTGTCGAGCAAATTAAAAGCATTCTTAATTTCATCCGCATTACTGCCCAATCCGTTACCGCTATCCTTTACCCCGAAGAGCATAGGTGAGGTGATTCGGTGGGATACCAGAATCTTGCTCGTACTCTCGCTGCTAAGGAACTCATACTGCAAATGGGCATCCGATAAAGTAACGGGCTCGATAGTAGCAGCCTTTTGGCTATCATCATTGAAAGCGAGGATATACTTGCCTGCGTTATTGCTACCGCTCCACTTCGACTTAATGGCAGAGTCGATATTGTCCTGCTCTTCCTGTGGAGGGATGCCGTTATTGAAGTTGATAATCATAGACGGAGCCATTCCGTTCTTGATATTATTGATATGGTAGTTGGCAATTTCTTGCTCCATTTCTGCATATGGAAGCCCGCCTTGGTAATCGACCGGTGAATAGTAATATGAGCCACTCCGATACGGGCGAATGTAAAGGATCTCTACCTTGTCGGATGCTGCTCCATATCCAAAAGCAGGGATGCGCTCCGCTTGGTTCTTATTTCGAACCTTACTCCAGTCATACGCCATATAGTATGCCTCGATCTCTCCCTCATCGTTGCACTTCTCTGCCCTCAGCGTTTCAACCGGGATATGATATACCTCCGCTATCTTGCTCTTGTCAGCCGTATATATAATCTGGAACGCTGCATTGCCAAGCATATAGAAGTCATTAACGACCCTCTTCAGTTGTTCCGGCTGGATAAGCCTACGCAGCTCGATATACCCGGATGGGTTAGCATCAGAGTTAGAAGCATCGATTCCCTTGCCGTAGATAATATCCACGATCCCCGTAATAACTGCGTTATTCGTAGGGGAGCCGTTAGCCATATCGATAAGGTAGTTGAAAAACTGATTGTCATCGCCATACTCCACCCAACTCAAGCGAGGGTTCTCGCTGATTTGTGGCGTGGTATAGGAGGCCAGATTGATTAGTCGGATATTATTCGCCATAGATCACAAAGTCATTGTTCATAGTGCGCTCAGTAGTCTGCAGCACAGGTTGATAGTTATCGATTGTGCCACCACTCGGCAGCATATAAATTTTGTCAATGGTCAGCACCTTCGCATCATCCACCCCTAAAGCCGTAAGCTCTGTCGTAACGCACCCAAGTGCTTCGATTGTCCCTGAATCCGCAATCACCCTATCCTCGTATTGGTTAGCGACTCCTGCTGCATACCTCTGGTCTTCGAGGCGTAGAATATATGGTACTTCCGGATCAAGTGTTGCGCTATTGTACTCAAAGGTAAGCTCCCTTGTGTCTTCATCAAAAGACGGGCTCACCAGAGTATAGGTAATGACCTCTCTCGTGTCTTTATTTACGAACTTAGCCTGTATTCGCCAGTAGTCTCCGTAGTTCGTCAGGTCATCGTTGCCGTACTTCCAGTCACGGATTGGCAAGGTGATATCCTGCTGGGCGTTATATGATAAGAAAATCATACCTAAATAACCCCAACTCGCTACAAAGTGGGATATGCCTCAACAAAAAAGGAGGCCGAAGCCTCCCCTTTATCTTTATCCATTGGATAATTATGCTCCAAATACCATCGTGGGCTTGGTTCCAGACAATCCTGCGAAGGGATCATTAGGTAACGCACCCTTTAGGAAGTTAGCAGGCACACGCTCTTGGCCTGTGAAGGTTACGTTGTATCCCGTTAGGTCAGCATACGCAGCACCCGTTACGATAGATCCACCAGTTACCTCTGCTCCGTGCTCCAATCCCATAAGGAAGGAATTGCCGTTGTTATCCTCAACCACGATAATAGGCCGTGCCCAAGCCAATAGCTTGATCTGCTTATGCGTTTCCGCATTTTGCGTTTTGAGAACAATGTTAAGCACCTGCTCAAAGAACGTGGTGCCGTTATCACGGCTTGAAGTGATTGCTTGCTCAAAGTTAGAAGTGCCTTTGAGGTCATATACATAAGCAGAAACTGCTGCAGTAGCAAGTTGCGAAATGACATCCGTGTTAGCGGTATCATAAGCGACATTGGCAATGTTAATTGAGTTGATGAAGTAAACTTTGTTCAGACCACCAACTTGGTCTTTGCACGGCTCTATGCGACCGAGGGTAAAATTACAAGGCATTTTTTTATTGAATTAAAAAAGGGGGCGAGGGCAATGCCCGGCCCCCCTTATTGTTTATTTATTAAACTTAGATTAAGCGTAGTAAACCACGTCTGCACCGAAACCTACTTGCACTCCTGCAGTAAATCGCATTACGAAACGTACGTTTTTGCTTCCATCAAGGTCTTGCATGTCAAGAACCTTCACTTCGTTGGTATCGTTCAAAAGCCCGCAACCGAAGTATAGGTTTGACTTCTGAGCCAATACCATTTTCTTAGTGCCAAGACCCGGAGCGTGGAATACACGAACGCCATCAAAGAACAAGTCTTGCCCAGCGAACCAAGTAGTACCCTTATTGTCAACACCATTAGCACCAAGGCCAGAGGCACCGAAACCACCAAGGGCACGGACATAGGCTTTGAAAATGCTCGTAGGAACATATAGGTAAAGGTCATCCTTACCATATACTGCGTTCGGTGATGCATCAAGTACACGACCCATCTCCGTAATGACGTTAGAAGCATCGATAGTGCCAGTGATAGCAGTTACATCGATAACGGTGGTATCAGCAGCGAGGAGAGCTTGGAATCCGTTGAACTCACCAGCACTTGCAGTTGCTCCAGTCCAGATCTTAGACTCGATCCACTCAGATACTTTAGCAGCGTTGTAGCCGATGAAGTAATCTACGAAGTTCGTAGGCATAGTATCAAATGCAGAGTAACCCATCTGGATAGCTTCCCAATCAGACTCAAAATTAGTCTTACAAAGCTGAAGGTTTACCTGCAGGAACTCTGGCTGAAGGATAGCCTCGTTCAAAGTCAAAGTAGAAGTATCTGTGAAGTCACAGGTCTGGTCTTTAACGATATCGTTCAAAGCAACCCTCTTGAGGACTTGCTTGTACTTGATGTTAGGGATTACCTCGATGCCTCCTTTGGCGATAGTATCGCCAGATAAAAGGGCAGCAGAGATATAACGTCCGGCAAATTCACCGGCATACGTTGTGGTCATTGAAGTAGTTGTGGCCATTTCGCTTTATTTATTTGAAAAGTTTAGAAAACACTCGGTCTTGGGTATTAACAACACGCTCTGCACCGATGTGAAATTTCAGTTCGTGTTTTTTCTCTACGGGTGCAGCAACGATAGGCTTCTGAGCAGCCATTGTTACCTCTACCGCCTTGGGCTCTTCAATGATCTCAGCCATCTCTTGTTTTTTGCCCATCTCTTGCTTCATCATCTCGACCTCTTCCCGAAGGGCAGAAACCATCTCCATAACTTCAGTCATAGTCATCTCCTTCTCTTCCTCGGCAGCAGCCTCGATCTCGACTTCGATTGTAGGCTCTTCAGCCTTTAGCTCTTTGATAATGCCCTCTTCCTCGATAACGAGGATGCGACCATCTTCCAGCTTATGCTCACCAACGGGTGCAGCGATTTGCTCGCCATCCCCACCGATAAGGAATACATTTGCACCAGCCTCAAATACTTCGGCCTCGACCTTAGTACCATCAACCAGCAGCATTGAGGCAAGCTCTACTCTTTCGGGAGTAAGAGCCAGCTCGATTTTCTTGAAAACATCTTGCAGATTCATAAGTAAATAATTGTTTTAGTTAAAATTGGGTATTTTACTCCTACCCTTTGCCACCGATAAAACCTATGCCTTGTGCTTGCATATCGTTCTTATCGCAGCATTTGCGAGAGTAAGTCTTTCCATCGGGGCATAAACACGCCCTATTTGAGTTTTGTGGTACTGGGGGCTTTGGCCCTTGGTTAAATCCTTTCATTATTTATTAAGTTCTTTAAGTTTAGATTCTGCCCACCGCTTTCCTGCAAGGCCTCCCCATAGCAGGAAGGATATTGTACCGCAGGCTTCGGGGTTTTTTTCATCGTAGTACTCCTCGGCTCTCGATAGGTACGAATACATCCGTGTGATTGTCTCTACCGATAGGGGTTTGCCTTGTGCTAACTGCTGCGCTCTTACTTTGCCCACAGGAGTAGCGCACTTATTGTTCACCTTATCATTGGCCTCAATACCACGCTTTGCATTGTTCTTAACCGCATCCGGATAGTCAGCGTATGATTCCATCTCCAGCCTCTTGCCTCCAGACCTACGCTTGTCGCTTTTTATGATAGCGTTTACTGATCCGAAGATATACTGCTCTGCGATATGCTCTGCCTCTGCCATCTCGATCTGAGCAAGTGCCTCCTGCAGATCCTCTGACCGGATCTTTTCACGCTGGGCAAACCATCCCTCGATGCTAAATCCTTTTACTTTGCCCTCCTTGACGTACTCCGTCCAGATAGCCTCGTTGTTTACCTTCATCATTACGACCCAAGTTCCAGCAGGATACTCGAGCCCGTAGGTCTTGGACTTATCCATAGATTCATCCTCGATAATCCACGACTCTACAACCGATAAGCCACTCAAGTCCTCCGAGTGTTCCAGCGTTGCGTTGTTCTGGTTGCCCTTAATCATATACAATTCCGCAGCTTTGCGGATGGTATCGATAGAAAAATATACGTAGTACTCTTCCCCGGTCTTGTCATCGTATCGGTAGATGGGCTTGTTAGGAACGAGTGCTGCTCCGATAAGGATTCTCTTATCTTCATCCTGCACCTTGAACTGCACCTGCTTCGATAGGGCGATAAACTGCTCATCGATTGCAGGGTTCTCCACTATGCTGATAGCATCGACCCCCATAAGTTGGTCATCCTCTAAAATTAGTTCGTATATCTTCATCCTCCGATTGTTGCGCTGGAGCGTATTCTGCGTTCCAACTGATTAGCATTTGTAATGTCTTGGTTTATGACGTACGCCCTCATAGGCCGACCCAGCATCCCAGCAAGTTGGTTCTCCGTATTGTTGAAGGATATGTTCGGTGTCATAGGTTGAGCAGAAGCCCCTGCCGTAGGTATCGAAGGACTGGATGGCTTATTGCCTCCACCGCCCCCGGAAGGTTGGAACTTAGCAGAAGCGATTGTTGCTATCTGTGCTGCTCCCGTTGCTGCAACGATTCCAGCCTTTACGAAATTAGCCCCCGTAAGAGCATCCTGCGGTACTGCGAACTGCATCATAATAGCAGCAGCCGTACTTGCGATTGCCTCCCCTATCCGAAGGGCTTTTGTGATCTTAAATGTTTTCTCCGCATTCTTTTCGTTATCCTTCCCCAGAGCCTCAGAGAGCTGCGCTAAAGCACCGAAGGCCTGCCCTGCAAGCTGAACAGAAGCAGCAGCATTGGCAAGTTCATTCGCCCGATCTTCATCCGCATACTTCTTTTTTATTTGTTTCTTTTTCTCCTCGTATATCTGAGTAGCCTCCACCGTGCTCTTGCCAGCCTTTATCGCTAAAGTCGTAAGGGCAAGGTACTGCTGCTCTGCTGCCGCAAGTTCTTGCTGTTCTGCAGTCCCACTCGAACCACGCATCTGAGCCAGCATATCGTTGTATGCTGCTACGTTTTGCCCCCTTAATACTTTATCAGTCTCGGCCTTTTTAGCAGCCGCTGCAGAGTCCTCAGTAGCCCACTGCTTTCGTAAGTCGGCAAGTTTTTGCTCTTCCTCAGTTAATTTTTTTATATTGCTTAAGGTTTCCGCTTCTTGTTGTTTACGCTCAGAGGCTAACGACTTGAGTTCGTTTTGTAGTTTTTTCTGTCTGCGTAGCGACTCGGAACGCATTTCATCAACCTTAGCCTCCGCTTCTGCAAGGGCAAGCAGATCTGCATCGGTAGTTTCTCCAAGTCTTTTTTTCTCTTTTAGGTATTTGACATACGCTTGTGCATTTGCTTGCTCAGCTTTTGCTACTTTAGTCTCCAGCTCATTAACTCTTCGAACCGCTTTCTCACGTTCCTCTACACTCTTAGTTTGGTCATCAGCAATTAGTCGAGCTTCTGTGAGTTGAACATTGGCTGCTGCTCGCATCTTGATAAGGTCTCGCTCTCGGTCTTCGATATCATCAAGCTGCTTGGCTAACGCTGAGCCTGCTTTTGTTTCTCTGGTAATCTCATCCCCCAATCCGGCAAAAGCATCCTTAATGCCCTTGACTGCTCCCTTGAAATCACCAGTAAAGAACTTTACCAGCGACTCGCCTAAGCCAACGAATCTGTCGATTACGACCTTTACTGCAGCCCCAAGGCCACCCATTGCCTCAGCTAATTTATCCGCACCTCTTGAGGTCTGCGTGAAGTAAGCGAATAAAGATCCAAGTACAACGACAAAGGCTCCGAGGCCTGTGGATATAAGCGCACCCTTTACGGAGTTCATCCCCACGACAAAGCTCTTTACCCCACCGACTAAGGCCTTAAACCCAGAAGCTGCGCCACCCGTGTACTTATCGATTGCTTCCGTGGCGTTAGCCATCGTGCTACTTAGTCCATCGGCCTGCTTATTGGTGTCGCTTAAAGCCTTGTTAAGCTCCTGCACGTTTAGAATAGCCTCGCCATTCTCAACCTTTAGCTTTATAACTTTCTCGACTGCCATTGCCTCTTGATTTGTTGCTTCGCCTCTGACCAGCTTTCAACTATCTCCCACTTGCCTTTGGATATCTCTATCTCGTTGCAGATGCCGTAGTGATCCCCTTTAAGCTCAGTAATTAAAAAACCTATATTCATAATAGTTGCGTTCTTTCTGCCACTACGCTCCACGTTTCTGCAACCTCTGTACCTCCTTGGTGGTCTAACTGCAAAAACGAAGCAAAGCCGTTTACCTTTTGAATTGTTAAAACATACCTATCGCTTATCACATTATGCAGGCCGTGGATTGTATCGCCTGCTGCTCCCCGTACTATCGTGTAATCCGACTGATAGGAGTAAGTCTCGCAAGTGAAAGTGATTCTCACGATCTGATGCTGCCCTACGGCAAGATCAAACAAAGGCGTAGCATAATTGTGTAATGCCACACACCGGAAGCTTGTGGCTTCCAAGTCCGAAGTGACCTCATACCAGTACATCGTATTCGTAGGTCGTGAGGTATTGGTGCTGACATTAGCGATTGCTGATTTCTCCAGACCGACAAGCCCTGCGCTTTTTGTTTTCACAAACCTACTCGTACGCCAGTAGCACGTATTGTCGCTCCACTTATACCCGTAGAACTCGCAGCATTGCTGCGTTGCGCTTCCGCTAAAGCTCACGGTTCCGTTGTTATTCAAAGCCGTGATAGTGCTTGCGCAGATCGAAGAGTTTACAAACGAAGCCCGAAATAACTCTACCCGTGCAGTCATCTTATCCAGATCGTACCCGTTTATCTTATTGATTCTCCAGTACTCGCCATCGTAGTATATCTGATCGTTGAGGTTCAGCAGGAATAACTCCGAAGGCTCCAAGACTATCGATACCTCCAGCATCACCGCATCCGTAGCATATAGCTCCAAAAGATACGTGGCGTAGAAGTCAGTCAGTAGGTTATTCTTTGGGGGTTTCGTGCCCTCTACCTGTGGTATTCCGAATGTTGCGGTAAACGTACCTCCGTAGGTTACATTAAATACCGGGTACTCGTTCTGAACTAAAAAAGCACCATCCGCACTCCGGAAGATATAGTAGTCCGATGTCCCATTAAGGCCATTAAAATAAAGCAAGCGAGGTGGGGAATCGATAGCCTTTCCCTCCGCATCGAACATCTGGATTACGTCAAACGTGGTATTTGAATTTATCCGATTCGTGATTGTCGCAGCAAAGGGAGCATCGATTGTAATCTCGCTCTCTGCAAATTGATTTCCCGTGTCATCGACCTCAACGCTTCCGTGAGGGATTCCAAAAGAGGATACGTATGCGTTGTCGAGAATAGAGTTACCATTTGCCATTAGCAGCTTTATGGTCTTGCCCTGCAGTTCCGTAGTAGGCTTTATCGTAATGGGTTGGTTTACATCCACGACCTCTTGCCAGTTCCTTACTGCGCCAAGGGCTATCCACGCATCATAAGCGTAGATGCTTATCATATCCGGGATGTTCTTGCTCGGTACGAATACGAGGTTAAACATCTTAGCGATTCCAGCGATAAAGTCCTTCTGCTTCATCTTAGGCAGGAACATCGAAGGATCTACATCCATCCCCGTAGGGTAGTCCGGTGCATTGATCACGGTCATCTGGCAACTGGATGCAAGAGTACCCCCGGAGTCGATACCCCCTATGCGAAACGATACAAGGTTGCTTGCAGTCAAGTCCCTAAAGAAATGCACAAAGTCAATCGAGAAAGCACCAGCCGTCACGACATCCTTTGTCTGGATTGCGGTGTTACCCAAGTACATCGTGATTTGGTACATATAGTTCCCCGATGGCGAGGTTATCACGCCCTGCACGTTGAACTTGTACTCCCCGATAATAGGCACCTCATACCGCCAAGTTCCGGTATTGTAGTTGTTCCCGTTATCATAGACCTCCGTGTTGAATCGGATTATGCTCGGGGTGGTAGCCGTGAGTTCCGGAATCGCCAAGCTCGCACTTGAATAGACCTGCGCCAGTCTGCTATTAAAGGATGCCTCCAAGGGTACAAGCCCCTCTTTGTTATACCCAAGCAGCAGCATATCCGTGAACTTAGGATTCGCAAAGATCCCCGTTGCGGACTCTATCGTGTATCCTGCCTCTGTAAATATCTGCTGGAATATAATTGTGGCTTTTATCGCAGGAAAAAAATCCGTCTCACGTAAAGGGGTGAGCGCCTGCTGCGGTGAGAATAGCGTGTCGCTCGCAAAGACACGGGTATCTACAGGAGCATAAACTATATCCCCATCGAATAGATCTCCGTTCCAGCTACCTACGATGTTCTCGTAGTTAAAAGTATGGACATACGACTCCAGATCAAGCTCTCGCAGTTCCTTTTCACCTACGTTTCGTGCGAACCTTGCGTTCTCTCCAGCGACCAGAACTTGGTACTGCTTCGGCATTGTGTTCTCAAGCGATACGTCAAGCAACTGAAGGTAGCCGCTAATCATAATAAGGTCATCGCTATAAAGCGTAACGTCCTGCTTTGCATACGGATTAAACCCTCCGCTAATACTTACATCGTAGTAATGCTTAAAGAACTGATTATTTACATCCGTTGCCGGAACGCTAAAGCTCTTCGATATCGGGCTGAATATAGCAGCAGGATCTCTGAGGTCAGCAAGATTGTAATCTACGCTGATACTTTCATCGCTAAATAAATCGAGATACCCCGTAGTGGTTTGCAGCGTTAGAGCCATACCCTGTTTTTAACTTGTGCTGCGTAATCGAAATTGAAGGTGTACTGCACGAGGTTATCGTTGAGGCTTGTCTTGTACTCCTGCGAAGTATTTTTAAGCGTAACGTATCTCTCTTCCTCCACGAAATAAAGGATGTTGGATAGTAGCATTTCTTTTACCATTTGATTGTAGCCATCGTTCAAGAACCCCGTGTTCACGCTAATGCTATCCCTTCCGAAATTGTTAAAGGTCTTGGTCGGTGATGCAGTCGCAGGATTGTAGGTAAAGGTACTCGAGCCGAGCGTGCCTACGTTAGTCTCAAACTGATCCTTGCTGGTCGATGTAGAGTTAGTGGATCTCTTGAATGCCACGATATAATCCCACGCTGCGTACTTATTCTGGTAGGCGATTGTAATCGGGCTATACGTTACCTCGCACGTAGGGGTAAAGCGAGTCGTGTATGCAGCATCGTTTTCTCCGAGTTCCTGCAATGCAGCCTCCAGACAAGTCAATGCCTCGCATACGCCACCATCGGTCTCTACCCTTCTGCTATACGCTACGCTCTGGAATACTCCCAGCGATAGGTCGTAGTATAGAAGGTCTGCGACATCCTGTGGTTTAGGGTCGATTACTGAATCGTTAAGGTTAGCAACTCCAGCAGGAAGGTAAAATAGTTTATTGGTAGAGTTCACCGAATCCACCGCACCGAAGTCCGCTATGTCAATCATAGCAGATTGTCCATCGCTATAATCTACCCTCATACCATTTACCAGAGCAGGCACTACCCCTATCGTAAGGGCTTGGTCGAGTTGGATATATTGGATGCTGCTACCGCTTGTCATTACTCCCGTGGTGGTCGTTCCATTTACCCCATCCACGAACTCCGTATAGCCATCGTAGGCATTGATTGTATTGGATGTTGCGGTAACTGCAGCGATGCCTCCAGCGGTCGTGTACTCCCGGAACTTCACCTGCACATTGCATACGCTCTGATCGTTATCAGTAGCCGTTCCTGCAGCGTGGTCGATATTGGTCTGCGATAGGTACGAGCTTACGATATTGCTGATATCAAAGTAGCCGTAAAGATTGCTGATGCTTTCCTTCGGCTTGATAAGGCGATAGGCATAAGTCCCCGGTACGGAGCTGCTTGATCCAAACCAGATAAACACATCCGCAACGTACTTAAATCCTGCGTTACCGGAATTGTTACTGCTTACAGAATAGACCATAGGGCTGCCAGCGAAGGAGCGAGTCGGTGCCTGCTGCGTTATAGTGATTGCCATTACTTATATTTTTGGTTCAATTTCTTTAATGTGAATTCGATAAAGTTCTCAACGTCAATACCATACGCTTCCACTATCTCATTAGGCAGTTTGGCAAAGCCCAAGTTAAAAGGCCTCGTATAAAAGTCCGAAGGCTCAATGCCCTTGGCTTTGATCTTAATCATTACCAGCCGAGCCGTATCTGCATACGATAGGAACTTGCCCTTGTTATCCTTAAACTGCAAACGCCTTCGAGCAGCCCACGCATAGATCGGCCCAAAGGGAGGCATCTTGCCCTTTTTTCTACCCTTATCTACCCATTCGCCATACTCAGCCATAAGGAAGTCGAACTCCAGACTATTCGGCCCCGTGATAATTTCATAGTCGAGGGAGTTGTATAACGTATTTGTTACATTCTTTTTTTTACGGGTGAGATTCTTACGGCTCTCCGCAACCAGATACTTGCCGAACTTATCAAGAGCAAGTCGGGTGTTCTCCGCTTTCTTTAGATCTGGATTCCCGGAAGCCATTAGCAGATAATCGTGGGGTTCGGAGTCTCTATCTGGAGCGTTGCCTTCCATCCGCAGACGGTGGACTCGAAGTCCTCATCGAAGGGCTCGCATAGAGGGTCATTAACGAGCCTAAACCCGTCCGTATATAGATCACCCCTACGGAGGCTTGCGATCATCTCCTGCATCGAGAATAGGCTTCTATGGTATATGTCTTGTTTCTGTGCTACTCCCTCGTAAGAGTAGGGCGTTACATTCGGATCTTGCTTGGAATAGTCCATCGCATCCATTACCAGAACATCGATTGAATAGATCACGGTTCGCTCCAATACCTCAGCCGTTCCCGTAAGGATATGGCACAAAGGGAAGAGGGTCATCTTCCGCATATCGACATCAAAGATGTTGCCCCACGTTACGGAGTTTACATAGGATGAGTTGTCGGCTGCTGATTGCAGAGCCTCGCAGATTTGATAGTATCCGTACTTCATAAATAAAGAACCCTTTATCGGGTATTCTGCCGAGCCATCTGCGCCTCAAGGCGTGACTTGTCAGCCTCGTACGTTACCCACATCAAGCATTGGTAAAGCGGTAGCTCCGTTATCTGGTCAAGGTTTTGTATAGACCCCGCAGCGAGTTGATGGAGGATTGCATACCATCCCCATCGTTTACCGAAGGCGGTTCTGGAGTCGAGGATTTCCCTTGTTTCGCCACTTGCCTCAAATAGGTCAGCGAAGATATCTGCAGTCCGAGTTCTAAACGATAAAAAAAAAGCAGCGCACCCTGCACTATGTCCATTGTAATGGCCTCGAATGCTGATCCATCGTGCTTATCTGGATGGTATTTTTCTATCTCGTGCCTCCCGAAGGCCTCCTTCGTAACGGGGCGGTATAGCACCCCCATCCACTTCTGTGCATTTTTTATGGGGTCTTTCATATACTCTTCGAGATCCACAAACTCACCAAGCGAGATGTTCTCCAGCTTAGGGTGGAATCCATACTTTACGCCATTGATATGTACGAACCGATGCAGGGGTGGGTTCTCCGTGAATACCCCAGCAATTATTGTCTTGATATCCTCCAGCTCTTTTACCGGGAACGAGTCCTGCTCATCCTTATCGATTCCACAGAATATAGAGAGAGCCAAGTCCTCTGCCGTTTCATCCGTAGGGTTAGCCCCCATAAACCTCTGGAAGTCCTTTAGGCTGAGGTCAGCCCAGATCGTGGGTACTTTTATTGTGCGAAGCATTGCTGGCGTGTATCGTTGATATTCGTAATGTGAAAAAATTGTACGTCCTCATAAAGTTTCTCTGCAAGGTCAGCGCACCTCTGAGGGTCGAGGTTCCGTAGTTCCTCTTCCCAATGCCCCGGCCCCTTGCAGAGGATAGAGTTGCTCTTATTCAGCAACGGGGTATAGGGATGCATATCTTGAGCTATGATGCACGTCTTGGTAAAGCCAGCCTCCAGAGCCTTTAGGTTTGACTTGCATCTGTTAAAGGCACTCGGTGAAAGTGGGGCGATACTGACGTGGATGTTCTTATATAGTTTGCCGTAGTCTAAGTAGTCAGCCCTCTGGAACGCATTAGAAGCCTTTAGCGACTCTTTATAGTACTCAATGGTGTAAGCATTAAGTCCCTCTAAATTGATGCGGTTATACGCCAAGTCTTCATCGTGATGCAAAGCACCCATATACCCGACATTGAAGCCCTCTACCTTTTCTATGTCCTCCCATTGAGATCTGCGTGGGTCTATCGCATTAGGCAGTACCCAGATAGGTACGTAGGGATTTTCTTTTTGGATCTTGCTCGCAAGGTATTCATTGGTCGTATGGATCTCATCGGCTATCTTGATAGTCATTAAGATATCCTGCGTTTTCTGTGTGCTATAATTAGCGTGATGCCTCGGTAGCATCCACCAGTCATCGAGGTCGAGGATAAGCTTTATATTGTTCTTATCCAGCATATACCGGAACGCCTTGTGATTCTTTGTCGCAAGCCCTCGGTTTACCACAAGGTGCGTGATTGCATCCTTATACTTATCGAGTTCCTGTATTGTTCCAAACTTAATTAGGTAGCCTCGCATCAGCAAGTCCTCGTATGGTATCTGGAGGCGGTGGTAGTAAACCCCACCCGGTTGTCCTGCTACGTATATCATCTTACAGAATATCTGCCAAAGTTAGGATTATTTTTCTTGCTAAAGATAGCATACCTCGCAGCATCGATTGCGTGGTTAAAAGCATCGATAGGCTTATTAAGGAGGTTTCCATTTTTATCCTCCGTCCATTTGTAGTTACGCATCTCCTTTTCAAGATTGATGCTCCGGGGAGTGATAAATAGTTTGTAGCGTTTCATTATATCGATTCCTGCGTTCACCGAGTCGGGGCCTTTGGTCGTGGGCTTTACATTGTAGCCCCTTCGGTATAGTTCCTCGATTGACTTGGGCTCTGCGCTATCAGCATATACCTCGCTGCGCCTATCGATACCGATGGAGGTAAAGATATTTGCGATATCGTTATTGGTCATCCCCGTGCGGTATAGCAGTTCATCAAAGTAAAGGCTTCCGTTTGCCTCATATACTGCAACCAGTGCGCTGGGATCATTCGTGTACCCGAAGTCAAGGCCAAATGATAAGAGCTTTGCATCCGTTGGTATCTCGGACTGCCCGTACTGGAATATCGTGGCTCTACTCATACCCCTTTCCCCCAGACCATAGATACGCCAGTAGTCGTTATCCGTATCCTTGAGCCGTAGGATTTCATCCTTGATGCTCTGATCTAAAAACATATTGTCGAGGTACGTGGTCTGAAAAAAGTCGCAGTCATCCCTCGGTACGACCTTATCATAAATCCAATGGAACGCATCCGAAGGGTTGTAGTCAAGTATCGCACGATCCTCGGTCCTCATTATGAGCTGCTGCCAGTCCTCGTACGTCAGCTCATTGGCTTCGTTAATGTACAGGAGGTTGCGCTTGCGCCCCCTTATCTTCTGGGGTTGGTCAAGGCTGATAAACTCCACAAGGTTCCCATTTAGGTAGTACTCGCTATTCGACCTGTTGTGGTAGATCTCATTGTATATGTCGTGGTTCCGGAGGATCTCAAAGAAGTCCCGCATAACAGAAGCCCGGAGCGCAGGGAACGTCTTACGGCAGATCGTGATGGTCTTGCCTTCGTTCTTATCCGTGTAATGGAATATGATCCATAGCAGGATATTGTATGTCTTTCCGCTACGGGTACCGCCCTGCTCGACTACTATCTTTTTAGTGCTTCGCTTTAGGTGGCCAAATACCTTATTGGTCTCAATCTTCGCCAAGCACCTCTATCTGAAATAGCTTCGGGGTCTGGATATCTACCTCTTGCCTCTCTATGTATCCACGCTTCTTGCCCTTGGTCTTTAGAAAAAAGATAGTAGCAGTTGAGTTGCCCTCCTTTATCTGCTTATGTAGTTGGCTCTCTGCAAAGTCAATTGCTACGTCTGATAGTTCATCGACTGCTGCTTTGTATTCTTTATCCTCCTGCATCCAGAGGTAGTGCGTAGTACGACCTACGCCCACCGTCTTGCAGGCAGAGGTAACTACGCCTAAAGATTTCTCCAAAGCATCGAGCATCGCCTTTTTATGTTGTTCCGTTTTGTCCATTTGTTTGTTTGTTGTATCTTTAACTTGCGAGGGAAGTGTTATGGTTGCACACTTAGTATTCCAATTAAGAAGTGGCGTTCGATTCGACCCCCTCGCTCAAAGTAGCCCCGCTTGTCGGGGTTTCTTTTTTAGGGTATGGTTTAGACAACTTCTTGCACATATCGACTAACGCCTTATCAATCGGATAAACATATTTATACTTTCCGCTCTTTTTGCGGTAGGTTAATTTTTTTCTTTGCTCTTTAGGTAGCGTGTTTGGCCCCCGGTCGTGTACCCACTTTCCTTTATACCATACCTCAAAACCGCTTGATTCGGATTCATCTACTAAAAACCAATTTGTCGCTTGATAAATAATACCCTTGTGATTCTGTCCTTTGTCGGCATACGATATTAAAAGTTTTACTGTCGGGCAAAGCTTTTTGATTAAGCGCATTGCTATCGACATTGCTTTGCTCGTACTCTCTTGTTTAGAATTTAGGGCCATACGAGTAAGCTCGAGGTATTGCCCGTGATTTAGTTTATATGGTTTACCCATATTAGCTGATGCCCCATATCCGAAAGTAATAACTCCGCACCATTCCTCTTTATCGTTAAAAACAGAAAAAGCAATTCCGACAACCGGGCAAACTTTTGCATAATGAAAGTTCAGACAAGCGTATTTAATCGCCTTACTTGAGGCAATCTCTAATCTCATATCCCCCCTGCGCTAACTGAAAAATAAGCCCCTTGATATTTTCTATCTAAAAGCTCTTGTATGTCTATCTCCGCTTTTTGTAACTGCTCCGGACTATCGAAGGTTATTTTCATAGTAGGAGGATTTCCCTTTTCATCCCCTATCAATTCATCGTATGAAGGCTCATCCATTAAAATAGGGAGGTCTAATCCCCAGTCGATAAGAGCATCGGGTTCCCATTCGTTGGCGAGTAAGTCCCAATCCCATTCTCCGAACCCTACGTTGTCCTTGATAATGAACTCCCCCTTCTGTGCATCCGTAAGCTGATCCGCTACAATGATGGGTACTTCCTTCAGTCCTGCGGCAATACAGGCTTTAAGGCGCATATTCCCACCAAGCACTACCATATTGCTATCTACTACGATAGGTCGAAGCTCAAGCATCTGTGGGAACTCCTGTATTGACTTGACCAGCTTCTTAAACTTGTCATCCTTAATGATTCTGGGATTACTCGGGTTTAGTAGTATTGTACCGATTGCTGCTCTTTGCATAACTAAATAACTCTTTTTGATAGATGGTGGTTGTGAACCTCGTAAAGGTAGTCTTTCTTTAGATTGGTTCCGAAGTCAGCCTCGTGATGGCAAGTCCTGCATAATGCCATAAGATTCTCGATGTTATCCCGGATCTTGCTCCCTCCCATCCCTCTGGGTTCTATATGGTGGATGTCCTGCGCTTGCGCTCCACATACCTCGCAGGCTATGAAGTCAGTTGTGGTGTAGTTAAATGCCTTTAGATAGACCTTCGTATGGTTTTTCACCTTAACGCATTGTAGTAGCAGAGGGGCTGATCTACGCAGATAAGTGATCCAATCCTTGCTGCCTCCATTGCGAAGATACCATCGGCCTCGTAGCTCGTTTCAAAGCGGAGGTTCGGTAGGTCATACGGCTTAAACATATAGCAGGCGGTGTCTATGTTGCCGACTCTTGGTTGGTCGGTAGGGCGTAGCCTTCCAACTTGTCCCCACGTCACAATAGAGCAGTCGAGGTTATGCAGGTTGCCCCACTCTTCGATAAATTTTGGGTGCAGGATGTTATCATCATCCAGATAGTATACCCAATCCTCTTTGGTAAAGGAGTCTCTGTGCAATTCAAGGAACTCATTGCGTAGGGGATGTCCCCAAGAGCCGGAGCGTGTAGAGTAGTGAGTGATGGATGCGCCTGTTGCTCCCTTGAAATCGGTAGATGCATCCACCATTACCACCCAAGTAGCGTACTCCGGGATGCCGTGTTTTATCCTTACAAGGTTTTGAGGTCTTGAGCAGGGCGTTACTATGTAAAGCATCGCAGTTCGTTTATATTAAAAAATAGATATACATTTTTGTAGAAGGCAAGCACAAGGGGTCAAACCTATACATTCGCTTCTTGGTCTTTGAACCATTGAGCCATCGCCTTGCGCTCAAGGAAGCGCACCCACATCTTTGCAGCTACTGCGTTACGTTGGGGTCGGAACGGATAAGCGGGGCGCAGTTGCGCCATCGCTATCCTTATGAATTGGTCTCTCATT